AGTACTGGTGGAAAAATCAGTATGGGGCGGAAGTTTCCTCACAACATCCGATTTACTAAAATAAATTCACTAGGATGTGAAAAATAAAATGTCAGAAGAAATTATCAAAAATATGCCTTCAGGTGCGTCTCCAGTTTCTGGATACCCAAATGCTGAAGGTGCTTTCGGTACAGCAGCAAGCGTTTCGTCAGGTACAGGTGCTTTCTCGGAACACGGTACTTTCATGGGTAACAGCCCAACCGCTAACTTTGGTGTAACCACTGGTGCTAATGGTGTAAACCCATCAGCAACTGCAAGCCCGACTTACCCAGGTACTGGTATCCTACGCCCTGAACAGGCACGTCGTTTCATCGACTATGTTTGGGACGCAACCACACTTGCAAAAGACGGTCGCCGTGTAACAATGAGAGCGAATACAATGGAATTGGAGAAGATTAACGTGGGAGACCGTGTTATTCGTGCTGCAAGCCAGGGTACATCGACTTATACCAACACAGGTGCAACTTTCTCAAAAGTTGAACTTACTACCAAGAAGATTCGTCTAGACTGGGAAGTTTCTGCAGAGTCACTCGAAGATAACATCGAGGGTGCTGCTCTAGAGGACCACCTAGTTCGTCTAATGACTAATGCTTTCGGTAACGACATCGAAGACCTAGCCATCAACGGCGACGGTTCGACAGGTTCGTTCCTAAGCATTATGAATGGATTCATTAACTTGGAAAAGACTAGCCCTAGCGTTAGTTCTGGTAACAACCCTGGAAGTGCACACGAAGTAATCAACACAACTCTAGTTGGGTCGAACGCTGCGTTCACTGATTGGACAACTGAAAGAATGCAAGCACTTATCTTGGCTATGCCTCGTAGATACCGTGCTATCACTAACGGACTAAAGTTCTATGCTGGTACAGACACATTTGCCAACATTGTTAAGAACAATGGTACAGTTATTGCTAACATCGGTTCTACCGAAGGTTCTCGTGGAGAGTTCCTAGGTGGTGCAAACCAGACTTTCGGTGAAGCACGTCAGACTCGTGTACTAGGTGTACCTGTTCTTGAAGTTCCTTACTACCCTGCAGGATTCGTTGACCTAACGTTCCCACAGAACCGTATTTGGGGCTTCCAGAGAGATATCACTGTAAACCGTTTCTATGTACCAAAGAAGGACACTGTAGAATATACAGTATTCGTTCGCTTTGGACTTGCATGGGAAGAACTGGATGCAGTAGCATTCGCAGACACAACTACAGACTAGTCTGTAATTATGTCACCCTTTGATTGGGGGTAGGGATTTATTTCTCTACCCCCTTTCTACATTTATCTGGTATAATTAAATTAAATCTAAGGAGGATTTATCATGGCTGAAGAAAAAAAGACACCTACCCCAAAGCCTGTTGTTGAAGATGCAGTTGCAGAAACAGTAGCAGAAGTAGTTGAGGAAAAGGTTATTGTAATACCAGAACCGAAGAAAGACGTTCCTACATTGGGATTCAATGAAGATGGCGTAATGGGTTCAACAACTACGAATGCTGGAAAAGCAAAGGTAGAAAAGAAAGAAGTTGCAGAAGAGTCAACAACCACCAAGGTTGCACTATTCTCAACACGCAATTTGTATGCAGATGGTTTTGGAAAAATTAATGTTGGTTACAACATTGTTCCAAAGAGAACTGTAGACTTCTGGACAGCACAAAAAGGCATTCGCCTATGCACACCAGAAGAAGTAGCGGAGGCATTTGCCTAAATGGAGGTCTTGAGGGTTCCACCATATCCAATTACAACTAAATGGGATGTGCCAGCAGCAAATACTGCATATTCTGTTTATGTAGAGGATTTGGTGGACCACTCATCTGAAACATCTACGCTTACATCAGATGCAAATAAGCAAGTATCATATGTTTTGCCACGTTCAAAGGTACAGTTTGACCGTGAGTTTTTGTTTAGGGTAACTGACTCAAATGGGGAAGTTGTCGTAGATGATAACCTAAGCATTTATCGTCCATATGTTAATCCAAATACGTTAGCATCTACAGCAACAGATATTGCTGAATATAAGAAATGGGAAATTATTGCAAGGTCAATCATGGATGGTTACGTCCTAGACCATTCTGCAAACGGAGATGCTTTTTATAATCACAAATTAGTTATTATAAAAGAAGGACAGGGTGGAGACTACTTCCCAATTTGGCACAATGTCAATAAAGTTTTGAAAGTATATGAGAACAACGTTCTTATTTATAATGGTGAAGATGTTGCCATTACTCTTGCAACACAAACCCCAACAATATCATCTGGAACTGTAACCCTAACTACTTCTACTGCCCACGGATATGAAGTTGGAGATGTAGTCACTATTTCTACAGTTGTTCCAACAGGATATCGTGGCATGTTTACTGTCACAGCAGTACCAACAACTACATCTTTTAGTTTTGTAAACTCAACAACAGGCAACATTTCTACTGCTGGAACAGTTCTTAGAACCTGGGAATATGAGTATAAAACATTGCTAGATAATTCTGCTATTGCTAGAGTAGAGGCAAATGGAACGTACAATAGAAATGAATCAACCCCATTAAGGCTCCCAGTGGCATCTGGAGACCTTGGCGTATACTCTGGAGCAAGAAATGGGTATGTTGCTTTTGCAGAAGGATTTGACTATACCTTTATCTTAGATGCTGGATACAAGACTATTCCTCCAGATGTAGAAAGGGCTGCAACGATTCTTGTTGAGGAATTAAAGTGCGGAACAAATGACTACTACAAACGATTTGTTACACAGTATAGTACAGACCAATTTGATATTAGGTTTGCCCCACAATTTTTGGAGGGAACTGGCAACATGCTTGTTGATAAGATTCTTAACAACTATAAAGGCAATGTCTTCAAGCCAGCAATACTATAATGATATGCGAAACTACAGACTTTACATACCCACTGCTTGCTGACATATACTATCCAGTTGTAGAAGTAGGCGGCTATGGAAACTTAAAAAAGCAATGGGTTTTAGACAAAACAGTTGCTTGTTTCTTTAATGCTGCTGGAAGTAAATATAAACAAGATGTTGGAACAGAAGCAAACATTAATCTAGATAACTCAATTATTGGTAGACTTAGAAATGACCCAACACAATCAAGTACTGAATCTTTGTACTCTATTACAAACATTGTTGTTACTAACATTCGTGGTAATGATGGTAAGTTAATTTATAATGAAAGTGCAGGACCACGTTCTGGTAACGCCACACTTTTTGAAATTGCTACCCTCAACCCAATTGTTGGTCCATTTGGAAAAGTGGAATATTACAAAGTTATTCTTAGACGCTCAGAGAATCAGGCTGTTGACCTATGAGTTTAAAGGTAGACTTAGATACCAAAAATTTTATTAATAGTTTAAATAACTTAACTCAATACTCTATTGGATTTTTAAATGGAGTAGAGGCAGCGGCTCCAGTAATCATGGATAATCTTGGTAAAGAAATTATAGAAACTCTAAAAGACTTCATAGACACAAATGCCAGGGTAGACCCAGAAACACTGCATCACGTCTATGAGTGGTATCAAACTGGTTCTCCACAAGCAAGATTATTTGACATTGAGTATATTGTTATGGGGAAAAATAACCTTTCATTTAACTACACATTTTCTCAATCATCATCATTTGCAAACAACTCTAATGTTCCTTTTTATAACAAAGCAGAAATTATGGAAAAGGGAACACCAGTGGTGATTAAACCAAAGTCAGCATCAGTGCTATCATTTAGCGACAACGGAGAACAAATATTTACAAAAAAGCCAATTCTTGTTTCTAACCCAGGAGGTACAGGAGCAGAGGGTGGATTTGAACAAACAATAAAAACATTCTTTGATAGTTATTTCACCCAAGCATTCTTGATGACAAGTGGGGTTCTGTCACATCTAAATGACCCAAGAGCATATAAGAATCATGTTCTTGCAGGTTCAAAACAAGGAAAATCTTTAGGCTTTAAAATTGGCTACGAGTGGGCAACGAAAGGTGGTAGAATAGACTAATGAGTAAAACATCTATTCTTAACACGCCTGTCCTTTGGGTCAATGCTTACTTGCAAGAAAAACTTCAAGGGCTTGGTTTTGATACCGTGCCATTCTTCCCAACTACTCCATCTACTATTAATGACGTAACAGAGTATTTTCCTCCAGGTGGTGTCATGTGTACATATGACAGACTTATGCGTATGCGTAAAAGCCCATTTCCACACATTAAATGTGAGCAACTACTTTACTATTTCTATGCAACTGCTGAAAACTCAATCATCAACATGATTAAAATCACTGAAAAGGTTAATAGACTTATGGACCGTGAAGATGAAACTGCAGAAGAACTAAATGCTTGGTGTAAGGCAAAGGGGTCAATCATTGTTGAGGGCGAGACCCTTGAACCAAACTTTAACTTTTTTAGTTTTAAAGTTTTTCAACTTCAAGAAACTAGGGATATTATTAACTTTGGTACAGCCAGAACCTATGGCGGTAACAAGATTATCATCTATTATGATTACACAATGCTTCAAACTGACTAGTCTTTAAAAGCATGGTATACTAATACAGAGGAAACACCGCACCACAAAATTCATAAATGAAAGATGGTGAAAAAAATATGGCTTATACAAGAGGCTCAAATGCTAACATTATCGTTGGTGCTGCTGCTCTTTTCGTAACAAAGGACTCTGCAACGTTGACTTCAACAACAGTTCCTAACTTCATTGATGGAGAATCTTACAAAGAGACACTAGCCCTTCGTGAAACTACAAACTTCCGTAACGTTGGTTATACCAATAACGGTCTAGAAATCGCATTCGCTCCAGACTTTAGATCGGAAGAGAACAC